GAGCTTGCTAGAAAGCATGAAGTATGGCGAACAAGTTGTCGGTTTCTCAGTACGGCATATCAACGGACTTATAGAGAGATTCCCAGAAACAGTAGGTAAGCGCAGAGTCAGACCTCCAGAACCTTTCAATGGCCTTCAGGCGGCAGTACAAACCTACGGCCAAGAAACCGCAGGCTACACAAGAGGCCGAGAAAATAACAATGCGGCAGTGAACGACCTCAAGGAAAAGCTAAGAGATGATACGTCTTTAAATGACGATGAAAAAGCACACATGAATTATGCTTTAGATCAGCTTTTGTACAACTTGGGCGAAAACCCTGTAGATACAATTACTGCCTTAGAGAAAGGTCTACAGCAGAAAGGTGTACCTCTAGTCGCTATTGCTACTTACATTTTACCGTACAAAGAAAGGGTAATGCAGCAGCAGAAGCCTAAACCAGAAGCTCCTACAGAGACTGCCCCAGTTCCACCACAGCCTCCAGTTCCACCGCAGCCTCCGGTTTCACCTCTGCCTCCAGTTCCACCACAGCCGCCTGTAGTTCAACCAGAGCCAAAGCCAGAAGTACCAGAACCTATAGGTATGCCAACACCCCCAGAAGTTAAAGAGAATTTACCAAAAGCAGAACTAGTGATTAAACAGTTTGATATTGGTAACAAAGGTTCTATATGGGAGAACGGTGTCGGAACAGTTCAAGAGTTCCTAGAGATTGGTAAAGCCCTTAACTTAGCCATTACAGTGTCTAAAAGCCAAACTGCTTTTGACAATTTTAGAAAATCAGTAGGCTACTACGGTGTGGATGGTAAGACCCTAAATGGTTTCCACATGAAGGATATGAGCGGTAAGGGTAAATCAGTTATAGGCGTAAAAAACGCTAAAGAAGGAACTAAATCCTATAGAACCCCTTTAGAAGTTCTTATGACTTTGGCACATGAAATATCTCACGGTATTGAATCCCAGACCAAAGAGCTTAAACCTTTAATACGTAACCTTGTTTCGGCACACCCAGATAGTAATGTAAGAAAACAAACGCATACAGGAACTTTTAGAGAAACTCTAAACAATAAGATAAAACGTGATGATGGGAAAGTAATCAGGGATGAGATTGATAACTTACAGAACTTTGTAAAGGTATTTTTCCAAAGTAACCCTCTGCTTGGCTCAAGAAATATCAGAGCGTCTAGGGAAAGAAGTTTTTATGAAATGTTACGAAGAGACAACATAGTTCTTACAGACACAAAGAAAAGTGAGATGCTAGAAAAGTACAAAAAGACTCTTCCTGCAAGAAGTAAAGCTCACTTTGCTTATGTAAAGGATGCAGCCGAGTTTGCTGTAGACCCAATCTGGGTTTACATGGCTAATCCTAAACTGATGAAAGAAGTTGCCCCTGAAACAGTTAAGTTAATTCAGCAGTTCTTCAAAGATATGCCAAAAGATTACCCTGTCAGTTTCCACGCAAACCCTGTAGCAGTGATACTTGCCATTGTTATGGCAGGCGTGGCAGTTAGAGAACGAGAAGAGGAAGAGGCTAATCAGCCTGTGAATCAAGGTTCTGGGGTTTTAAACGTCTAAACCACATAAGGAGAGTTATGTGAATTCCAAAGCTAGTGACCTAGTGGTAATGCTAGAGCGCATTACTACGTTAAAACAAAGCCCTTTACTGACTGATGCCCAAAGACAGGTGATGCTCAGTGACTTGGTGCATGACCTACCATTGGAAATGTTTAGTACGTCTTTTAAAGGGTCGCGTGAAATTGTAAAAAGTCTACTTGAGGACTCACAGGATGGCAGAACGAAAACAAAGGGCAAAACTCCCACCAAAGAAAAAAGCGTATCCGAAGATGTCGGAAGCCAAGAAGAAAAACACTTACTTTGCGACCCTGATGTCAACTCCAGAGGGAAGGGCGCTGAGAAAAGAATGGTCAACAAGACCACGAAAAAACGGAGGGAGGCCGAAAGGAGTTCCTGATGGTTATTCAAAGGAAACCATTGCCCCACTTAGAGTACAAGCTAAGTTAGATGCAGAGAAGGTAGTCAGAATTATGAGTAAAGAACACAACATAGAAGACGAGTATCAAAAAGAAGCTCTCACCACAGCGGTTGAGGTGATGAGGCTTGTAGGTGAAACCAGAGAGCGCCTAGCGGCTGCACGTTTAGTTCTGGATTTCACAAAGTCAAAGCCTGCCAATAAATCTGATGTAACAATTTCAAAAGCAGAAGATTTCCTAGCGGCATTATTGCAAGAGGATGAGCAACCCGATGCACAAGAAACTGATAACGGTACGGAAGAGGCTGCTGACTGAGTTCAGCTATTACTCCAATGCCGCATTAAAGATACGGACAAAAGCAGGCGAAATATCCCCTCTAAAGTTAAATTCAGCGCAGCACATCCTTGATACCGCAGTAAGAAATCAGTTAGCCACCGAAGGTAAAGTAAGAATAATTATCTTGAAGGCAAGACAGCAAGGTCTGTCTACCTACACTGGTGGATACCTGTATTTCTCTGTGAGTCAGAAAGTTGCTTGTAAGGCTATGGTAATTACACACCATGCCGACTCTACACGCGCTCTGTTTGATATGACCAAGAGATTCCATGAGCATTGTCCTCCGATCTTAAAGCCACACACAAAGTATTCTTCAAGAAGGGAGATGAATTTTGATGTCCTTGATTCTAGTTTTGTGGTTTCAACGGCAGGCGGTGAGTCTATTGGTCGCGGTGAGACACTCACACACGTTCATGCTTCCGAGCTTGCGTTTTGGCAGAAGAGTACGGCTTTGGATAACTGGAATGGGCTTACCCAAGCAGTGCCGAATACTAAAGGTACGGCTATCTTTGTCGAATCCACTGCCAATGGCGCGACCGGAGTTTTTGCGGATTTGTGGCGAGGTGCTGTGGACGGTACAAATGGTTACGTACCTGTCTTTATTCCTTGGTTTACTGACCTTTCATATCGTGAAGACGTACCTAGTAACTTTGAAAGAACGCCTGATGAAATAGATTTGGCAAAGCTCTATACCTTAGATGACGAACAGTTAATGTTCAGAAGACGAAAGATTGCACAGAATGGACTAGATTTATTCCGTCAAGAGTATCCAAGCGAACCAGATGAGGCATTCTTGACCACTGGCCGTCCTGTGTTTAACCCCGATCAAATAGTAAAGCTGCTAGATAAAACTCAAGACCTTAAAGAGCGTCTAGCCCTAGAGGGTGACGAGTGGCTTAACAATGCGAGAGGCGAACTCAGTACTTACAGAAAACACCAAGAAGGTGAGCAATACATCATCGGTGCTGACTGTAGTATGGGCGTTAGAGGTGGTGACTACTCAGTAGCCCAAGTGTTGGACTCTAAGAAACGTCAAGTAGCTACTTGGCGAGGCCATGTTCATCCAGATTACTTTGCAAAGGTGCTATTTGAACTTGGCACTTATTACAACGATGCCTTTATCTGTGTCGAGAATAACTCTCACGGAATTCTTACCTGTACACGGCTAGGTAAGGATATGGCGTATCCCAATTTCTATACGGAAACCCAGATAGACAAACTCACTGATCGTGAGACAACAAAGCTAGGTTTCACAACCACTGCAAAGACTAAACCTTTAATTATTGACCAACTCAGAGCCTCTATGCGAGAGGGAGAGATAGAGGTCAATGACAAGATTACTTTACGCGAAATGCTCACTTACATAGTGACAGAAAGCGGTGCAATGCAAGCAGAAGCAGGATGCTATGACGATACTGTTATGGCCTTAGCCTTTGCTAACCATGTCCACGAAGGTGCTTGGTTACCTATCGAATCCACTGACTCATACTATATTGAAATGGTTTAACTATGGCTAAGAAAAAAGACTACAAGAAATTATCTGATGCAGAGATAGTCACCTTGGTTGATGACAATGTTGGGCGGTCAGTGGGCTACCACGACAGTGAGCTTTCTACAGAAAGAACCACTGTAATGGACTACTACACTGGTACGCTCCCGAAGCCGACACATGACGGTAACTCCAAGTATGTTTCGCTTGATGTCTATGATGCCGTTCAGTCAATGTCTGCTGCTTTGCTTGAAACTTTCAGCGCAGGAAACAAGACCGTACAGTTTGCACCGCAAGGCGCTGAAGATACAAAGATGGCTGCTGTGTGCACTGCTTATGCTGACTATGTGGCTTTTCGACAGAATGATCTTTATGCAGTAAATTCTGCGGTTATTCACGATGGTCTGACCTCACGCGCAGGCATAGCAAAGGTGTTTTGGCAAAATCAGTCTGAGACTACTTCAGAATACTTCGAAAACCTAACTACAGACGAGCTTGATACCCTTTTGGCGCAAGACAATGTTGAACTAGGTGAGCATGAAGAGGATGAACTAGGATTGACCTCTGGTGAGATACTAATTACCAGAGACACAAGCCAAGTCATTATTGAAAACATTGCACCAGAAGAGTTCCTGATTGAGCCACAGGCGAAGTCGCTAGATACCGTTCTTTTCTGCGCCCACCGAACTAAAAAGACAATCTCTGACCTACGCCAAGATGGTTACTCAGAGAAGATGCTAAAAAAGATTGGCGAACACAGTGATGTAGATCTTGAGACTGACCCAGAATTACTTTCCAGACATGATGGTACTTCGGGTGGATTCAAAAGCGGCACTCAAGGTTACCAAGATCAGATACGTTCAGTGATGGTACATGAAGCCTACATTGAGATAGATGTTGAGGGGTCGGGAGTTGCAGAGCTATATAAGATAATAAAAGCCGGTAATGTGCTTCTCGATAAAGAGAAGGTTAATAGAAAACCATTTATTACATTCGTTCCTCTCCCGATTCCTCACGCTTTTTATGGTAACAACTTTGGACATAAGTTAATCGCTACGCAGAATGCACGTACTGTTCTGACGCGATCAATCCTAGACCATGCTGTCATTACCACTAATCCGCGCTACATGGTGCTGAAAGGTGGCCTGACTAATCCCAAAGAGCTTATCGACAATAGGGTGGGCGGCATTGTAAATGTCACTCGTCCTGACTCTGTATCTCCAATGATGCAAGCGCCCTTGAATCCGTTTATCTTCCAGACGATCAATATGCTTTCTGACAATGCAGAAGAGACTACTGGTATCTCCAGTTTGTCTCAGGGGCTTGATAAGAATGCTCTTAGCAAGCAGAACTCAGCAGCCATGGTTGAGCAGTTAGCCACCATGTCACAGCAGCGTCAAAAGATTATAGCGCGTAACTTTGCTAACCAATTTCTGAAACCTCTTTACCAAGCGATCTATCAGCTAGTAATTGAGAATGAAGACCAAGAGAAAATAGTCGAGATTGGCGGTGAGTTCATCGACATTAACCCAAGTGATTGGGCTGATAAGCGTGATGTGACTGTCCAGTTACACCTTGGATACGGTGAGCAAGAGGCCGAAGCCCAGAAGTACATGGGTATGCACCAGATTTTTCAAGCTGACCCAAGCCTACAAAAGATGTACACCCCACAGAACCAATACCAACTTATGTCCCAAGTTATGGAGATGTCAGGTATTAAGAACGTGGCTGACTACCTCACTTCACCAGATCAGTTACCAGAGGAACAACCAGATCCTGCTCAAGAACTTCAGTTAGAAATGATGAAGAAACAACTAGAAGTACAAGAGCGTCAGACTGCTTTAGGTGAGATGAAGCAAAAGATGGATGGTGAAATTGCCCAGATGAAGTTAGAACTTCAGCGAGTGAAAGCAGAGAACGACTTTGCTATCCAGAGCGACAATGTTGATCTGAAAGAAGCTCAACTTAACCATAAGAAAGTAATAGATACCGCTGAGATGATTCTGGCGCAACAAGCAGATGAAATCACGGCTATCGCAAGTCCGAATGGATAACCCATTCAAAACCCCCATGCCCTTGAAGGAGAGCAGCTATGAACGACGAGCAATTAGTTAATCTAGGAAACCAAGCCGAAACACTTTTAAATACAGAGGCTTTCACAACCACTATAAGCGGTCTAGTGGATTCCACTATACAAGCCTTTTTAGGCTCATCACCGGATGAGAGAGCAGTACGGAATAAAGCCTACGATCATTATCGGGCGTTAAGCGATAT